TTTTAATTTACCAAAACTTCATGAGGCTGGTGTTATAAAATTAGATGATACAATTTATGAAAATTTAAAAGCTGGTAAACATCACTACGGTGGTGCAATGACCTTTGCGCCTGACCCAGTTCGTATCTGGAGAAAACACTTTGGTGAAGACATATTCGATAAAATGGAAAACTGGAGATACAACGAGGGTGAAGATGTGTTCTCTTGGCTAGAGAGAAATAAAATAGAACCTATTGTAAAAGAGGGACCTAAATCTGCAACAGATTATTTACATCCTGTAGAGTTGCAAGCAGAATTAGATCAAGAATTAAAATTATTAAATGTTTATAAAAATCCAAAAGCAGAATCTAGTCAAGGTTATTTTGGTATAGACGATCCAAAACGTTTAATGGAGAGAATAGGTTTTCATGGAGAGAACGTAAGATTTTTAGAAGACTCATTACAAAGAATAGATCCAGATTCTTACAGAGAATATGTAAGAACAAAACCAGTGGTAGAAAATCCTACCGTCGTGCCTTTTAAACCTAAAGAAGATTTAGCAGACGGTGGTAAAGTTGACGGTCGATATAATTTTTTTACGGCAGGTTTAGCAGCTGGGGATAAAATATCTCCAGGCACATCTTCTAGACAAGGAGATGATGGACCATCGAGAAGAGATGATGCACCCGATCTTTCTTTTTTAAGAAAAGCTGGTACGTCGCCTATTGTTCCTGATACTACAATTAAAAAAGAAGTAGATAAGCTTTTATCAAAAAAATTTCCCATAGATACCGAAACACAATATCAAAAAAATATTAAAAACATAAAAGCGTTAGAAGAAAGATTTTTTCCAAAACCTGTGAGAGGTGGTATTGGATTTGGTTCGCCATTTATAAGACAAAAACCAAAAGTAAAAGCTGTTGATTTATTTAATAACAACTTACTTGCTTTTCAATTTCAACACCCAGATAAAAATATTTATAACGACCAAGGTTTTGTAGATACAAAAAAATTAAAAGAAGTAATTGATGATGCTCAAATTACAGGGGATATTAATTTACTTAACGATGCACTAACCATAAGTAGAAATGTAGATACTCTTGGAGAGGGTGTTACTAGTGGTGCTTTAAATACAGAATTTGTAGATATAACTAGCCCTGATTTAGAAAAAAATATTTTTAATATTAGAGGGGATGTTCCCCTAGGACCACTTACATTATCCTCTGATTTAAATGTAATTGATAGTAATATCGTAGACAGAACAAATAAATTGGCCTTTGATCAAGATGGTATCAAAGCTGCCGTAACAGATTTTCCAGACTATATGAAACGTGAATTAGATATAAATAAAAGCATACCTGCCGGAGATTTTACATTAGGTGGTCAATTAAAATATAGCGATATATATGACGATGGTGGTACATTTGTTACACAAGAGTCACTTAAACCAGAGATTGGCTATCAAACAAATATTGGAGACGGTATATTAAAAGCTTCAATTGCAAAGGAGATATTAGAAGGTGGGCAAACACCTAATTTATCTGTTTCTGGTTCTTATCCATTTGCAGGTGGTCAGGTTACAGGTAGTGTAACTAATGCATTATCTCCTGACAGAAATGCTTTATTAGGATATAACATAGAAAGAGATTTAGGTAACAACCAATTTTTAAAAGGTATAGTTGAAGCAAATCCTCTTAACTTAGATGATTATAGAGCTTACCTTGGATTAGGAATGAAATTTTAATGGCTTATATATTTGATCCTATACAAAATACTTTTATAGATGACGAAGATACAAGTCTTGGTAATAAACTTCAATTAAACGAAGTTTTGATGGCTGATGCAACAACAGAGATGGATCAAGCACCTGATAGTTTTTTAAGACCAAAACGTTTCGATATTATAGAAGGTAAAGAACTTCCTGCAGAAACGTTAGAAGACTTTGATGTAGCATTTAGAAAACCAAATGCTAAAGGTGGTAGAGTTAATTTAAATACTGGAAGTGGGTTACCGTCCGATTACCCCCTATCGGACATAGATAATAAATTAAATGAGGTAATAAATGCGTTTAAAAAATTACCGTCAAGATCTCAAGAAAGAATTGGTTTTCAAAGATTTTTTGAAATATATGCAAAAGAAAATTTTGCAACTGGTGGTAGAGTTAATTTACAAGCTGGTACAAACGTTATGACTCTTAATCCTGTGTTTCCAGAAAGAGGTACTGACATTATGTCAGATGAACCAAAACTACTAGACGTCCCTGGTGGCATTGCTTTTCCAGCAGGACTAACTCTTGGTGGTATGAAACTAAAAGATATATTTTTTAATAAAGATGAGTCTAAAGAAGAAATTGTAGATAGAATTAAAAAAATAGAAAAAGATAAAAAAGATCCTAATCAAGAACCTCCTAAATTACCTGACGATAAATTAGAAAAATTTTTAATAAAAGAAGCTGTCGACAGATTAAAAGAAAAAGAAATGGATAAGAAAAAAAGAGATGACAGAACTGTTTTAGCAAGAGATCTTGGTTTAGCTGTAACTAGAAGTGGTCTTTATGAAATAAGAAAAGATGAAAATTATTTTAACAATAGATTACAAACATTAAAAGATAAAGATGTAAACTTTGATGGTTATTACAGTACAAGAGAGATTGCTAATCTTTTAGGAATTAAAACAAATTCAGGAGTAGAGGATTTTGTAAAAAGAAAAAATGTTCCTTCAGTTAAAGAAGGTTTATTTAAAGTTATTAAACTAAATGATTTTTTAGATGCCTATCAACCAACTAAAGAACGTATACAGGCGGCTCCAGAATTGGATGTTAGAACAAAAGCAAGAGATAATTTCATATCTGAAATAGGAGGAAATTTTTATCAAAAATTTAAAGATTTAAGAAAACCTAAAGAGTTACCTACAGAAGTAAAACAAATTTATGATAAATATAATTTAACACAAATAGAAGGCGGTCATCCTTTCCCTGTAGAATTTTTTACTAAAAAATATGGTAAAGGAAATACTTTACAAAAAGACAGACAGTTTGATTGGATTTATAGAAACAAAGATAAATTATTCGATAAAAATAATTTAGTCTTTCAAAGTAAAGATGTGAATACATTGTTTCGTAATTCAATAAATCAACTTAAAGAACAGTATGAAATATTAAGTCCTTTAGTTGACAAATACGAAGGTAAAGGCGCTGTTAAAAATAAAAAAGATGCAGCAACAATAGAAGCTGCTAACAATAAAATTATGGATATTATTGCTGAGTCTGAAATGGATGCAAAAAAATTTATTGAAGACAGCCCTAACTCAGTAGATCTACCTAGAATGAGACAAGGTGGATTACATGGAGCATTATTTAATACTGATACAGGAGAAGTGTCCGTGTACACTGGGGCAGGAGAAGGAGCAGGTTTTGTTTCTGGTGCAGCTGGTGATGAGCCACAAGATACTAAATTAAAACTTGGCGGAGACTATTTAGATATTGTAAGTCAAGTTATTGCTGACGAAGGAGATAAAAAAATATTTACAGATTTTATAGAAAAAAAATTATTACCAAGATTTAACAAAGGTGGCCCTGTTGAAATAACTCCAATGCCAAGAGTAGATTTTAATGGTGGTGGTGCAGCTGGAGCTGATGATACTTTTGCAAAAGAATTAGAATTTTATTTTTTAAATCCAGAAACAGAATTACCAAAAGCACAAACTTATAAGGAAACTATGAACCCCATAGAACTTGTAAATGATATAATTGATCCAAGAAATATTCCATACTATGCAGATGTATTATTAAGATCGGGTATTCGTGTTGGCGAGTTTGCCGGAAGATTACTTCCTGCATTAGGTGAACTTGCAAGTGACCTTATGACAAAACCAGCTTTTAAAGTTACTGGCGGAGGTAATTATTACGTTAGAGATTACGATGAAATACCTCCAACAAATATAGAAGGACAAGGTTTGTTTATGAATTTTTTAAAAAACATAACACCAACAGGAATAGAAAAAGCATCTGGTTTAGCAGAACTTATAGAAAAAGAAGAACAAAAACAAAAAGACAGAAGATCTACAGTTGGTCCAAAAATTTTAGCAGACACAGTTGGTCTTGGTATAGAAGTTGCAGCACCAATATTTCCTGGTGTTAAATTATTAAAAGCGTATGCAAAAGACAGAGGTTTACCAAAAGATAATGTTACAAAAGATTTATTAGAAAAAGAAGTTGATGAAGTTTTAAGTAGCAAAGGTATGAATAGAAGAGAGTTTTTACAAATGACTGGTGCTGGTGCAACTGTTGCTATGGCTAAACTTTTAGGTATTGGAGGAGACGTTGCTGCTCCAGTAGCACCAGTTGCAAAAGTTCCATTTGAAAGTGCAACACGTTCTGAAGCTCCAACCTATTTCTTTGATCTTGCAAGCAAAATTAAACTTCTTGGAAAACAATCAAAAGTAGGACCAGCAGAAAGAATAAATGAATATTCTTATACAGGTAAAAACGGTGACGAGTATACGTTAACAGAAGATATTACAACAGGTGATATGCAAATTACAAAAGATAAAATAGGTGGAAGATCATATGAAGAGGGTAGTTATGATGTCATAGAAGATAGAACTGTTATGGAATATAAAGCTCCTAAACAAGACGTTGATGTAGAGGCACAAAAAGGTGTCAGCGAGGCTGCTGAATATGAAGAGTATAAAGTAGAGTTTGATCAAGATGGCACAGAAGCAGGAGCTGATGCCATAGATGAAATTATTCAAAAAGAAATTATAGAAGAATCCTCATTAACTAAAAAATGATCAAAAGATTAACTAGAACAATACCCCCTAAAAGAGGGCCTAATCCACAAGGGTTGAATGTTCCCTTAAAACAAGTTAAAACAGCTAACCTGGAGAATACAAATGGCAGATATAGACAAAACGTTACCAAACGTAAAAACATCTATCGAGGTTGATCCTCAAGAAGAGATAGAAATTCAAGAAGAAAAAGCAGAACAAGCTGCTGACCCTGGAGTAGAAGTAAATCCGTTAGAGGATGGTAGTGTAGAGGTAAACTTTGATCCAAGCAAAGTTAACATAGAAGGCACACCCGGTCACTTTGATAATCTAGCAGAACTATTACCAGACGATGTTTTAGAACCAATAGGAAATGAGTTAGCTCAAAATTATCAAGACTACAAATCTTCTAGAAGAGATTGGGAACAATCTTATACAACTGGTTTAGATCTTTTAGGATTTAAATATGAAAACAGAACAGAACCTTTTCAAGGAGCGAGTGGTGCAACACACCCTGTACTAGCAGAAGCAGTAACACAATTTCAAGCCGGAGCCTACAAAGAATTACTACCTGCTGAGGGACCTGTAAGAACGCAAATAGTTGGCAAGCCCGATCAAACAAAAGAGTCACAAGCACAACGTGTTAAGAATTACATGAACTATGAGTTGATGGAAAAAATGGAAGAGTATGAACCAGAGTTTGATCAAATGTTATTTCATCTACCACTCGCAGGATCTACGTTTAAAAAAGTTTATTACGATGATTTATTAGGAAGAGCTGTATCTAAATTTGTTCCTGCTGATGATTTAGTTGTACCATATGATGCAACTTCTTTGACAGATGCAGAAGCAATAATTCACACAATAAAAATTTCAGAGAACGATTTAAGAAAACAACAAGTTAATGGTTTTTACTCTGATGTAGATTTAGGCCCACCTAGTAATACAACTAAAGATGAAGTAGAAAAAAAAGAAAAAGAATTAGATGGCACAAAAAAAGTTGGCAGACAAGAATCTGTTTATAATTTATTAGAGTGTCATGTAAATTTAGATCTTGAAGGATTTGAAGATAAAGATGATGAGTTAAATCCTACAGGAATAAAATTACCATATATAGTTACAGTGGATGAAGGTTCAAAACAAGTTCTATCCGTTAGACGTAACTATCAACCAACAGATCCAAAGAGAAATAAAATTCAATATTTTGTTCACTTCAAATTTCTACCAGGTCTAGGATTTTATGGCTTTGGATTAATTCACATGATTGGCGGATTGAGCAGAACCGCAACGGCTGCTCTCCGTCAATTATTAGATGCAGGAACACTATCTAATTTACCTGCAGGATTTAAACAAAGAGGTGTTAGAGTAAGAGATGAGGCAGCTCCTATACAACCAGGTGAATTTAAAGATGTAGATGCACCAGGTGGTAATTTAAGAGACGCATTCTTTCCTTTGCCTTACAAAGAACCATCAGGAACTTTATTACAATTAATGGGCATAGTCGTTGGAGCAGGTCAAAGATTTGCAGCAATTGCTGATATGCAAGTAGGTGATGGTAATCAACAAGCAGCTGTTGGTACAACAGTTGCATTACTAGAACGTGGTTCAAGAGTTATGTCTGCAATACACAAAAGATTGTATACAGCAATGAGATCAGAATTTAAATTATTAGCAAAAGTATTTAAAACTTATTTACCACCAGTTTATCCATACGATGTTGTTGGTGCTTCAAGAGAAATAAAACAAATGGATTTTGATGATAGAGTAGACATTCTACCTGTTGCAGATCCTAACATATTTTCTATGGCGCAAAGAATTACAATGGCACAAACTGAGTTACAACTTGCAACGTCTAATCCACAGATACATAATCTATACGGAGCGTATAGAAAAATGTATGAAGCCCTTGGTGTAAAAGACATAGATCAAGTTTTACCTCCACCAGCTCCTGTTCAACCAATGGACCCAAGTTTAGAACACATAAGTGCTCTTGGAGGCAAACCTTTTCAAGCGTTTAGAGGTCAAGATCACCAAGCACATATAACAGCTCACCTAACTTTTATGTCAACTAACATGGTTAGAAACAATCCACCAATTATGGCTGCAATACAAAAAAATATCTTAGAACATATTAGTCTGATGGCGCAAGAACAGGTAGAATTAGAGTTTGCAGAAGAATTAAGACAAGCTCAAGTGTTACAGGTTCAAGCTCAACAAGACCCAATGGCTGTTCAACAGCTTCAAAAAATAAGTCAAGACGTTGAAGCAAGAAAATCTGTGTTAATTGCAGAGATGACAACTGATTTTGCTAAAGAAGAAAAAGAAATTACGTCACAATTTGACTCTGATCCTCTTTTAAAACTAAAATCTAGAGAAGTTGACCTTCGTGCAATGGAAAATCAACGTAAAAAAGACTCTGACATGGCTCAAATGGACTTAAACAGAGCAAAATTAGTTCAAGCAGGTCAAATCGCCGAAGATAAACTTGAACAAAACGAAGATTTAGCAAAATTACGTGCTGGAGTAAGCCTTGCGAAGACTGGTGTACAACAAGCGCAAGTTATGATAGACGATAATTAATAAAAAGGAGCAAAAAAATGCAAAAACTAGATAAAATAAAAGAAGTTAAGGTTGCAGAGCAAAGTATTGAAGTAGATCCTAGATCTAAAACTACTGCTGACCAAGCTTTTAATTATATTGCTACAGGAAAACCTGAAATGCCAGTTGGCGGTCAGAAAAGAATGTTGGCAGAAAAGAAAAGAAACTCTAAAGCATACTAATATGGTTTGGTTTAGTGCACTAAAGCTGGGATTAAACGCAGCAACGCACATCTATAAGAAAAAACAAGAGACAAAGATGGCGATGGCTGACGCACAACACATGCATGCCTCTAAAATGGCTAGAGGAGAGAGCGAGTACCAAGGCAAATTATTAGAAGCTAGACAATCGGACTGGAAAGACGAGTTCGTGTTGGTCGTGTTAACGCTGCCGATATTAGTGATTGCCTGGGGGGTCTTCTCGGACGATCCGGGTGCCTCTGC